GAAAAATTTATTGGAAAGAAATAAAAAGAGAAAGCGAGAAAAACTTGTCTTATCCAACACCCGTAAGAGGAAGATCGTAGACCATGAAGTGAGGTATCTTCGCGTGAAGTAAACTGCGAAAGGATGAAATTGAAATGCCGGAAAAGGCGTGCAAATCCATATTATGGACGTGTTTCAACATCTTCATCGAACCTGAATTCAGCGACGCTTGGTCGATTAGGTCTTGGTCCAGTTCTTCCAGGGCTACGTAGTAACCAGAGATGTACGAATCGAAAAACTTTGTGAACTCCGACGAATTACAACCTCCAACTAGGTATGTTGCCATCATCCTAGTGAAAGACATCGATAAGTCGCGAACAACGTGTTCTGAATATAAGGCCAGTTTAATGTAATCATCAGCTTCTCGGACCAGTCTTCCCTGTACTACAGAGTAACCAATAAACTTTCGTTCGTTCGGATCGTTTTGTTATCACTACTTTCTCAGGTTTAACAATCAGACCGAATAGTTTATAAATGGTTACGCAGTAATCATCGAGATAAGGACCAAATTGGAGGTGGTTCAACCTATCTACGATGAACGAAAAATCATCACCGAGTACTCTTGTGCTGTAATAATTAATTGAAAGGGCATCCAGTGTCGTATGTTGCATTAAATAGTTACCAAGTGAGTTGACGAGCAACGTAAGAAAAGAGCCCGACGGTACACCGCTAGTCTTCTTGATAATGGCACCGTTTGGTAGGGCAAGATGGGAAAAGATAAAGTCCTCCTCAAGATAATCGAAAATGCGATCCTCGCCTGGTTTGAATATGATCTTGCATCTTAGTATTTCAAAAACTTTTCTAATGACAAATCGAGCACGTAAAGAATCGAATCCTGAGATATCAGTGTGTACGAAAGTTCCTTCTCGATGTTGACCTAGGTATTCAAAAAGCCTAGCCATCGATCCTTTTCCTGATAGAAACATTCGTGAAAGAGATTCATTCTTAAATATTTGTTCGTAAAAGTTCTTGAAAAGCATGATCTCCAGTACATTGTTCTCAATCGCACTTATCCAAATTGGTCTCGTTTTATTCTCTTCGATCTTGGATATCTGACCACGCATACCGAGCTTGTATGGTATCCGGTCGACGGTCCCTCCGCGGGATAGCGTGACGTATCTTTCTATTATCTTTCGACGTGCTAAG